ACATAGGGTATGTATGTGAAATGAGCGCGATCCACAGTAAAACTAGTGGAATTGATATTCGCGTACGTAGACGATGTATATACCTTCCCGATAGACGGTTGAAGACCACAAATCGCAGCTAAATCTGCCCATATTGCTGTGCACTTTTTATTGCACGCCAGCAACCCATCATCCCCGTTTACTTTCAACGGACAATCCTTCAAGAGAACTGTACGTTCCTCCGACAACTCGTAAGCACGACGAGTGACAGCGGCGTTTATAATACACAGGATAGGAAAACTCGTAATAGATCCCATAAGCTGACCCCATTTCTGAGGCTTAGAGATTTTTCGAATTAACTTACCCGCGCTATTCCGGACTTTTACGTGGATATTATGGCCTACCAAAGACTTAGTAAATAAACTTGCTAAGAATTCAGGCATCTCGGTAATTGCAACGATGGATTTCACAGCTTCGACACTGCACAACGGATTTATCAAGTCCGTCGCGGCTTTGTAGTCGAGCGACAAAAACACGTCACTATCACGAACATTCATGGTATAGAACTTAGTTAGCAGTTCCGCTGTCACAGTCTGACCGATTAAATCAAAGGTCGGATGTACGCGCATGATGTTATGCATAAATTTTTGGAGAGGGTGGAGACAGAAATAAGAGAGGGGTGGTCCTTTTGAGATCACACGGATTTTGAGAGACTCGGCCAATGGCACAAGCTCACAGTCAAATTCCTCTTCTTCTGCTTTATCTAACGCTTCATATAATACTGAAACGTAAGTGTTGTTGAACCGCTGAATATATAGCGGATTAATCTTAAACGACGGGACGTCTTTCACATGACCACCGAAGTTCACATCGTACAGTTTCACATCATTCACAAATAAGGGCTCCGGCCAGTCGTCTGCATCTTCTTCTAAAAACCCGCCATCTAGCAAAGTACCAAAGGTACCTAGATCGGAGCGTGAGTCCGTGTAGTTAGCACGGAGAGAAGGAGCAAACGGCTTTTCGAAGTCTGATTCCCCAAACTTATGACCAGCAAATATCTCATATACAGTTCTTTGGATTTCATGAAGCATGTCGTCTAAATTAACAGGACGCTCGCTACCCCAAGAATCTTTAACCAATACACCTGACGTCGGCACTACTTTCTCCGTTGAGAGCATCTCAAGAGTCGCTATAGCAGCGTCCTGAAGATCTTCCTTCGAAGCACGAGGCATTCCCTTTTTTAAATAGAGAATTCCCGTAAGAATACCTAACCGGTCCTTCCCTTTAAGTCGTGACGTTAAAAAACGTCCAGGACGACCTCCGGCAATAAGCCCGGGATGATCATCGAGACCATCTAAAGGAGAGGGGGGCAAATCGAGCCCCATATGATATGAAAAATAAGCTGCGAATTTATACTTAAGGAATTTCATCCAACCAACTGATGCTGAGCATACCTGCCAGTGTTGCATTGTGGACGAAAAATCATGCTCAAAGTCGATTGTCACTTTGTAGCCATAAATTCGTAGAAAACGAAAGAGACAATATGTCGCTTCGTAGATCTCATGAGAGATCGGGAGAGATTTCTCCTCTACCATTGAGACCGAGGGCCCATCATTGGAGTCTAGTTGTTCAGCATTCGTCGCGAAGATACGTGTTGCCATTTGAGGCACTTCTCTCTGAGAAGCATCGTTAACTTGCGGGATCCCCGAACCACTTTTCCCCAAATCCAAACCCCCCGGTGTGCGGACCATGCCTGTTGTTGCCGATTGAATCTTACGGCTAGCAGTCA